AGCCCACGAGGGCTTAAAGCTACAAGTATATCAGGATACTCTTGGTATTGACACCATTGGTATCGGACGGAACCTAGAAGACCGTGGCATTACAAAGGAAGAACTAGACGACCTAGATATTCCTACTATAGACCACATATATGAATATGGTATTACGGAAGCTGATGCGGTCTATCTAGCAAATAATGACGTACAGATTGTCGAAGAGGAACTGTTACGTGCGCACCCTTGCGTAGAACAGCTAGACAGTGTACGTCAACTTATCTTGATGGACATGGCATTTAACATGGGTGTACCACGCTTGTGTAAGTTTTATAATACGTGGAACGCCATCCACGAAGAAAAATATGATATTGCTGCAAAAGAAATGCTTGACAGCAGGTGGGCAAATCAGGTAAAATCACGTGCAGTGAAGTTAGCTAATGCAATGCACAATGGAGAATTTTAATATGGGTTATATGGAAACTAAAAAAGGGACCAAGGGTCAGACTTACTATACTGGCAGTAACCCTAAGAAAAAATCTATTGCAGATCGTATTAGTTTTGGTACAGGTTCTAAAAATAAACAGTCTCCCGGTTTTATGGATATGATTGTTAACACTATTAAGAAGGCGTTAGATTAATGAAAAATTTTAAACCGTGCAAAGGTTGTCCTACACCTGCCAATTGTGGTGCAGTAGGTAAATGTCAAAACAAAGGCAAGTAAATGGCTAGACAATTAACTGAGAAACAACAAAAGCTGCTAGATGTACTGTTCGATGAAGCTGGTGGTGATATTGTGCAAGCAAAGAAACTGGCGGGATATGCTGACACTTCTAGTACTGCTGAAATTGTTAAGGGCATCAAAGAAGAAATTCTTGATGCTACTCATATGTATATGGCACGTAATGCGCCGAAAGCTGCGATGGCTATGGTAGGCGGGCTGTATGACCCAACCGAACTAGGTATACGTGATAAGATGGCTGCAGCTAAAGAATTACTTGACCGCACAGGTTTGGTTAAGACTGAGAAGATGCAGGTAGAAGCAAGTGGCGGTGTCATGCTTATGCCACCTAAAATGGTTGTTGAAGAGGAGGATGACTGATGACACCGCAAGAGATTCAGGCGTTACAACAAGAAGCAATGGACGCTTGGAAAAGTGGAGATAGACTTTCTAATAATTTAACTATGCATGGTATTAGATATGTTGCAAGAAAACGTGCAGAATTAGAAGCTGCAGAGAATAAAAATAAAGGAAGTCAAGATTTCCGTAAAGGTGGTATGGTTCTTTCAACAGTTGATAATCGTAAAGTAAAATGACACGCAGCATAGGCAAATGGAAACTTCCACAGCCAACAGACATTAAAGAAGAAAACGAATGGGTGCCTATCCCACGTATTGCACGTACAGTACCCTTCGGATATAAACAGGATGATGAAGACCCCGACATTCTTCAACCTATCCAAATTGAATTGGACTTGTTAGAGAAGGCTAGATCACACGTAAATCAATACAGCTATCGTGAGGTAGCCAATTGGTTGAGTACACAGACTGGCAGATACATCTCGCATGTAGGTTTAAGGAAACGGTTAGCTAATGAACGACAGCGTAAGAACCAAGCTGCAAGCCTCCGCAAGTGGGCAGAATATGCGGAAAAGGCAATCGCCAAAGCGGAAGAAATCAGTAGCCAAAGAACCGGCTCAAAAGCCAGCAGCGGTTAAGATTAAAGAGGTTGCTGCAGTTGAGTACGACAGCAGCGAGATTGAAGAACATGCTAATATACTGTTCAAGCCTAATGCTGGGCCGCAGACAGAGTTTCTAGCAGCAGCTGAACGTGAAGTATTATATGGTGGTTCAGCAGGTGGTGGTAAATCTTACGCCATGCTTGCTGACCCACTACGTTACATGGGGCATCCACAGTTTAGTGGATTGTTACTGCGACACACAACAGAAGAACTACGAGAACTGATCTTTAAGTCGCAAGAGTTATACCCAAAAATCTGGCCCGGTATTAAGTGGTCAGAAAGAAAGATGCAGTGGACTGCGCCATCTGGTGCAAGATTGTGGATGTCTTATCTGGATAGGGATGAAGATGTCTTGCGTTATCAGGGTCTAGCATTTAGCTGGATAGGCTTTGACGAACTGACACAATGGGCCACACCATATGCATGGAACTACATGCGAAGTCGTCTTCGGTCCACTGCACCAGACTTGCCTATATTCATGAGGGCTACGACCAACCCCGGCGGTAGAGGTCATCACTGGGTTAAGAAAATGTTCATTGACCCTTCGCCATATAACAGAGCCTTCGATGCAACCGATATTGAAACTACCGAAGTCTTGCGATACCCAGCAGGACATAGCAAGGCTGGAAAATCTTTATTCAAGAGAAGATTTATTCCAGCAAGACTTTCTGATAACCCATACCTTTCGCAAGCAGGTGATTACGAAGCCATGCTTCTTTCACTACCAGAGCAACAAAGACGACAACTCTTGGACGGAGATTGGGATATTAAAGAAGGTGCCGCCTTCACTGAGTTTGACAGGCGTGTTCATGTTGTTGAGCCTTATAATATTCCTAATAATTGGGTTAAGTTTAGGGCTTGCGATTACGGCTACGGTAGCTACAGTGCTGTTGTTTGGTTTGCCGTTGCGCCTAATGAGCAACTTATCGTATATAGAGAACTCTATGTTTCTAAAGTCCTTGCCACAGATTTGGCAGATATGATTCTGGACTTAGAGGCAGAAGACGGTAATATAAAGTACGGTGTTCTGGATAGTTCTCTTTGGCACAAACGTGGTGACACAGGACCATCACTAGCAGAGCAAATGATTAGTAAAGGTTGCCGCTGGCGACCATCAGATAGAAGTAGGGGAAGCCGTGTAGCTGGTAAGAACGAGATACATAGGCGTTTACAGATAGACGAATTTACTGAGGAGCCTAGACTTGTTTTCTTTAATACTTGCACAAACCTCACGGCCCAACTTCCCTCAATACCGTTGGACAAGAAAAACCCAGAAGACATTGATACAAAGAGTGAAGACCACTTGTATGACGCTCTTAGATATGGTATAATGTCCAGACCAAGATTTAGTATATTTGACTATGACCCTATGGGTAGACCCGGTGGCGGTATGCGAGTAGCAGACGCAACCTTTGGATACTAAGGAAAAATAATATGAACGAAGATGATATCATGATTGAAGACGATGCTATTGCACTAGAAGATAGCGATGACACATCAATCTCTGACGCAGATGTAAGCAATATTATTCCTTTTATTATGGAACGCTATAAGCGGTCCGAAGATTATAGGTATCAGGACGAAGAACGCTGGCTAAAAGCCTACCGCAATTATCGTGGTTTGTACGGACCTGATGTTCAATTTACCGAATCAGAAAAATCTCGTGTCTTTATTAAAGTCACAAAAACTAAAACGCTGGCTGCTTACGGACAAATTGTTGATGTCTTGTTTGCAAACCAGCGTTTTCCTTTATCTGTCGAGCCTACTGAATTACCCGAAGGCGTAGTTGCTGACGTACACTTTGACCCTCAAGAACCAGAGCAGCTTCGTGAAGGTCAGGGTACAAGCCCTTATGGTTTTGCAGGTGATGGTAACGATTTACCGCCGGGTGCTACTGCACAAACACTTCAAGAAAAACTTGGTGTTATGCAGAATAAACTTGAGCCTATTTCAGATAAACTGAAAGAGGGGCCGGGTAAAACACCAACAGCTATTGCATTTAGTCCAGCTATGATTGCTGCAAAGAAGATGCAAAAGAAAATTCATGACCAGCTAGAAGAGTCTGGCGCAACTAAACATCTGCGTAATGCTGCATTTGAAATGGCACTCTTTGGTACTGGTGTAATGAAGGGTCCGTTTGCTGTTGACAAAGAATATCCTAATTGGGATGAAGACGGTAATTATGATCCATTGTTTAAAACAATCCCACAAGTAAATCACGTATCTGTTTGGAACTTCTATCCAGACCCAGATGCTAACAATATGGATGAAGCACAGTTTGTGGTTGAACGTCACAAGATGTCACGTACGCAATTACGTAATTTGAAGAAGCGTCCTTACTTCCGTGGTGAAGTCATTAACGAAGTTATTTCTATGGGTGAAAACTATACCAAGAAATACTGGGAAGATGACTTGTCTGACTATGCACCAGAGCATGGCATAGATCGTTTTGAGGTACTTGAGTATTGGGGCATGGTTGATGTTGAGTTGCTTGAAGAGCAAAACATTGACATTCCAAAAGAACTGCGTGATTTTGACGAACTACAAGCTAACGTGTGGATTTGTAATGGGCGTTTGTTGCGTATGGTGCTTAATCCGTTCAAGCCATCTAAAATCCCATACTCTGCTTCTCCATATGAATTGAACCCATATTCATTCTTTGGTGTAGGTATCGCTGAAAACATGGACGATACACAGACACTGATGAATGGCTTTATGCGTATGGCTGTTGATAATGCTGTACTGTCAGGCAACTTGATTGTTGAAGTAGATGAAACAAACCTAGTGCCGGGCCAAGACTTGTCACTGTATCCGGGCAAGGTATTCCGCAGACAAGGTGGCGCACCGGGTCAGGCTATCTTTGGTACTAAGTTCCCTAACGTGTCACAAGAAAATATGATGTTGTTTGACAAGGCACGTGTGTTGGCAGATGAAAGCACAGGCTTCCCATCATTTGCACATGGACAGACAGGTGTATCTGGTGTAGGCCGTACTGCTTCAGGCATCTCAATGCTTATGGGTGCCGCACAGGGCAGCACTAAAACAATCATTAAGAATGTAGACGACTATCTGTTACGCCCACTTGGTGAAGGCTTCTTCCGCTTTAATATGCAGTTTGACTTTGATCCTGAGATTAAAGGCGACTTGGAAGTTAAGGCACGTGGTACGGAAAGTCTTATGGCTAACGAAGTACGTAGCCAGCGTTTGATGCAGTTCTTGCAGATTGCAAGTAATCCTGCACTTGCACCCTTTGCTAAGTTCCAGTATGTAATCCGTGAGATTGCAAAGTCTATGGAACTAGACCCCGACAAAGTAACCAACAATATGGACGAAGCCGCACTGCAGGCAGAGATTATGAAGGGCTTCCAGCAGCCAGCAGGACCAGAGCAAGGTGGAATGATGCCACCAGCTGGTGCTAATGCTATGGACCCAACAGGTGCAGGTGGCGGTAATATTGGTACTGGGCAGGTTCCTGTACCGGGTGAACAAGGATTTAGTGCGAATGGACAAGGAAATATTCAGCAAGCTGAAGCCGCTGGTCAGCAACAGCCGCCAATGGGACCACTTCAGTAATTACTTAGATGTGCTTATTAAGCAACAGCATAAAACATTAG